CAATCTTTGCTCTACAAGAATAGTTTTCTTGTTTTGCGTAAAGTCGTTGCCATCCATGCCTATCTGAATTGAAAGACCTTCTCTAAACAATACGTTTGCCACTGAAGTGTCACCTCCGATAAACTCTCCAGCAGTTACCGCTGTTGTTGCTATTACTCTCATGCCATAGATAACCATGTCACCAGCGAAATCTGTGTACTGCTTGTAAAGCGGCTCGTTTGAACTTGACTTCAAAGTTTTCATTTTCGCTATTGTACTTGGGTGTACAAAAACCGCTGTTGGAATGCCATTAGCAATCTCAACTTGTAAAGCCATTGCGTTTAATACGTCAAACTCGTTGGCATTATCAACCGCCAAAGCCAAAGCACCTGCACTGAAAGTAGTTGCATAAGTCTTCAAACCTTTCAAATTATCACCTGTACCATCACCAGTCAATAGTTGGTTTTCAGTTACTACTGAAACTCTTTTTAACAAGTTGTTTTGAACGTATGAAGCCAACTGACCAGCATCTGCCAACATCTCTGTCGTAACTTTACCGTAAACGGCAATCTTACCCACTGGCATTGTTTTCTCTTTGTAAAGAACAGATAGTTGCGTTTTGGTATCTCCTTCACCGATAAAGATTGGAGTACCTTGTGCATCTTCCTCTTCAACCCAAAGAGCGTGTTTTGCTGTTGTTGAACCCACCGAAACGTTCGCCAAATATCTTTCTTGTCTCTGTCTAATTACAGAAACAATGCCTGTGTTTTGCGTAATCGTTTGAAAAGTAGAACCTGCTTCAATGGTGTTATTAAGACCCATTGTCACTGCAGCTTTCAAATACAAAGGCTCTGTTTGCTTGCCATCAGACTTTACAATTTTATCTATTGATTCTCTTTGCTCTTCAATAGAGTTTAAAATCGCTTGCTTAATAGAAACAACCTCTTTTGTCTTGCTTTCGGCATTGTTCTTCAATTTCAATTCCAAAGCATCAACTTGTTTTGCAATGGCATCTTTAAAACTGTCAAATTCTGCCTTGTCAGCCGACTTCTCAATCTTTGCAGCCAATTCCACCGCCTTAGCTTCAATCTTTGCACTGGCATCGTTTGTGGCATCTCCTTTGGCTTTCTCCACCAAACCTTTAACTTTTTCAAGCAATTCTGTTTTTGCTGAATTTAATTCTTCGCTCATTATAATTCTTTATTTAATTCTTTTAAAAAATTGACTATTGATTCATCTTTAGAAACCTCCACTGTTTCAAGCGATTCAGGTGCTGTTACGGTCTGAGTGCTTTTAATTGCTTCAATTTCTTCAAGGATAAAGTTCTTTGTAAACTCTAACTGTAACTCCAATAATGGAAACATCTCATCTGTAAACGTTCCCTTTTTTAGTGCCTTAGTTAGCTTTTGCATTCTTTCAAATGCTGTGATTATGTTATTGTCAAAATGGCTTTTGTACAACGACTTCAACTCTACTGTTGGTGTTTCTGGATTTGCACCCCATACTACTGTTGAACCTTCGTACAGTTTAGCTTCTGTTATTGAAGTGTATTCTGTACCATCTCCGGACTTCTTGGTTTCCCATTTGTCTTTTGGTACGGAAAACATTACCGAATGCTGGGAAACTAAACCTGCTTGGTATAATTTTAGAATATCATTGCCATGCGTTGTATCTACTATTTTAGACGTCATTTTTAAGCCAAATGCATCTTCTTCAAACTCTGGCTTGGATAAAACAAATTCGGGTGAAGGTCTGTGATTGCTTAAATGGAAAAGTTCATCCGTTCCGCTTTTGCCCCTGGCGTTAATGGATCGGGTATAGGCTCCTTTCATTATCATGTCGCCGTCTAAGTCTATATTGCCAAACTTAGACACATAGGCTACTACTGTCCGCCCTGATAAATCAAGAATATCGCCATTTATACCTTTACTTTTCATTTGTGCAAAAAAAAATATTTACACAAAAAACGACAAAAGGAATAGTTTAATTTGTGTAGCGATTCCTAAATTGCTATTTTTGTACTTTAAGTTTTCTTAAAAGTATGACCCAAGAAGAAAGAGAAGATAAAACGGTGACCTCGCAGCAGGTTGCTGATTACTTTGATATTGCCATTAATACGGCAAAACGCTACTGTAAGAATGCGAGATTGCATTATGGAAAGAACCCGAAAGAAATGGTAACTCTTGGGCAAGTGAAAAGAAGTAATAGGTTGGAAAAATAGTTTTAATTGTTAAGGTAAATTTAATAACTACTGACTTTGTCGGTAGTTTTTTTTTGTGCATAAAAAAACTCTTAATTTAAAATTATTTTTAACAGAAGTCCTTTGAGTAAATTTCTAAGGTAATTTAAAACACTTGGTCTTTCAGTTATTGCCTGTTCCTCTTCCGTTGGTGCTATTGGTATGTAATGAACAGAACACCTGCAATTGGAAGTGTAGATATTATTTACTATATTTGTACCATTAACACTTGAAAAATCATAAACATGTCCAGAAAAATCGAATTCCCGAACGCTGACTACATTATCAAAAGATATATTAGCGGAATTAGTATCAATCAACTCTCTAAGGAATTGCTTGTCGGTAGACCAGCTATCACCAATTTTCTTAAATCTAATAATATTCAAACGCGAAGCCAATCCGAGAGTGAGATAATTAAGTGGGCTAATATGCCTGAACAACAAAGGAAAAGACAAGTTCAAAAAGCTCATGAAAAGTGTAGAGGTAGACTTGTTTCTACTGCTGAAAAAATTAAACGTGCAAAATCTGCTTATCTTACTGCATTTAAATCTGGAGGATATGAGTATGAAATTATTGAAATACTTAAAGAACTTGGTTGTAATGCTGTTGGGCAAATGAACTTTGGGATATACAATATCGATATTTCCATACATGAACTCCCCATCTTTATCGAAGTCCAAGCCAGTAACCATCAGATTTTTAAAACTCCAAAATTTTACAAGAGAACTAAATACATTATCGACTCTAAAAAATTTCTTCTTTACATAGTTATTGATCAATCTAATAAAAGGATTTTTTTGGAATCTATTGCAAACAAGATTATCTCCTATGTTAATAGATTTCGCAGCGGTGAATCCATTTGTGGTAAGTATGCCATGATTGGGCGTGACGGCAATAATTTCCCCTCTACTTGTTATAATCTCAATGGCTTTACCAGAATAGAATGATTTTTGTGCTTCTATAATATTACTTTCAATAAAATTATTAGGCAAATAACAATTAACAATATTTGAAGCACCTGCACCATGCTTTGGATCTGCTGGATATTCCATGTATTCACCACCAACTAAAAACAATTCGTTCTTGGGAATTGCAGGCTTACCCATCATTGCTCCATGCTCTGGTCTTTCCCTGCCATCAAGTCGTGGAATCCAAATCTTGTTCTGCTTAAATGGGATTCCGTTTGATAATACCTTTGTAGATTTACTATTGGCATGTGTGGTTTCTGTTCGTGCTATCCGTAACGCTCGCATCTTTGAAATAGTGCCTTCTGTGACTTTCTTGATGTTTCGGGCTATCTGGTCTTTTGTTAGGTTTAACGCCAAACCATCTTCAATTTCTTTTTTTATTAACGCTCGGGTGTAATCATTGATTTTTACAATATTCGCACCCAGCCCCATCTTCTTAGCTTCGTCTGCTGTCTGTGCAATTATCTCTTCACTCCTGAAACCAATATTAATATCTTGGATTGCATCTTTGTTTAATTTGCCCCCAACCTGTTTAATCATTATTTTAAGGTTAGAAACTAATAAGCTGGTCATTGCCTGTAAATAAAACTCTTCATACGCCTTTGCGATTGGCTCCGAATCTAAAAGTACATTCAAAGAAAATAATGTGTCCATTACGCCCCTCTGTTCGTAATATGGCATTACTCTTGATGCTGATTCTTTTAAGGCATTATAAAAGATTTTATAACCTTTTTTTTCTACCTTAATAAGTTCCCTTTGAATTGCCTTTGATAATAATACTTTTTCCTGCTTGGTCATAGATTTAAATTAGAACCTTGTACCTGTGGCAAATCAAACATAATATCGTCAAGAATCTTTTTGCTACCGGAAACTAAAATCTTGTCTGCATTTTCTCCAGTGTAAGCATCGTATTTAATTACGTCTCTGATTTCATTAATCGTTACCGATTCTGTTTTCATCAATCTTTCAGCAACCTTAAAAAGTTCCTCATACATCTCTGGGAACTCTGTGTAATCAAAATCAATATAAAGGTCTTCGCCATAACTTGGACACAACCACGAATTTAATCCGTTCTTTAATGCTTCAAGTTCTGGTATTACGCCATCTGTTACGCTTGAAACTTTGCCCTGTTGCATTGTGTCGTAACTTGCCGATTCGTGGTCATTAAGAACCACCATTGAGTTTACATGAAACAAACTGCACCAAGCTTTATCGTCCACGCTCTTTGATGCAAGTATATTTAAATCAATTGGACTTAAACCAAGGTCAAGTGAACCCAAAGGTATAGAATTTAACGCTATGCCTCCGTTTCCTGCTTCCTTAATAGTTTTCCTTAGCTTTTCGTTTGCGTTGCTCTCTTGGCTGTCGCTTGGCATACTTATGGAACTAAGCTGGTCTGGTGTAAGATTTGGGAATACTATTTTCTTTGCCCCTCTGTTCTGCATGGTTTCTGTTTCTGCGTCTAAGGCATCCGAAGATTTCTGCAATAACTTTCGGGCTGACTTAAATATCGAAGTGCCATCAAAACCGCCAGCAACTGGTGAAAAGGTTTTTATTACACAAACTTCATCCGTTGCTATCTTATTAAGAGGTTGTCTCTTATCTGCATAGTTGGCTATTACTGTTGATCCTTCTCCTGATTCCGAAATTATGTGCTGTGCTGGTAGTAAGTATATCTGCTGAAATCCTTTTGTTCTAACGCTGTTTTCTACCCTTGAACCTTTTATAAAACATCTACCTACAAACTTTTTGTAAACTAAATACCCATAAACAAACTCATCCCAATTTTGTGTCGGGTTTGGCTTATTAAGCAATTCAACTAATGGGTGGTCTTCTAACTCTAATTTTTCAAATGCTTTTTTCTTTAACTCATTAATTTTGGCAATATTCTTGACATTAAAATTGGATTGATAAGCTTTATATTGCTTTAGGGCAGTCTTGTTCTTTACCCGATAAACAATCGGGCTGACTGATGCCATTTTTCGCCCTACCCAATCGGTGATGGTAAATATAACATGATTGCCTAAGAATCCTTGGTCAATATAAACTTGCGTTTCGTCTCCGAAATAAACCAAAGGTCTATAACCGCCAAAATCGCCGTTATAAACAATTTTGACCACTTGCGGGTCTTGCACCTCAATAGACTTCTTTCTATTTAACCCTAACCACTTTAAAGCCCCCATAATTAATGTTTTAAATACAAATGTATAATTTATTTACGAAATATCCCAAAGGTTGAATTTTCCCTTTAATTCAAACCAGTAACGCATAGCTATCATGTCAGCATAATCAGGAGAACGTCCTAATTGCTCTTTTATATCGTCTTTTGATAGAACACTTTTTTTACCATCCTTATCCATGTTCTTTTGTTTAACATATTGCAGTTCTTCTTCAATAGCCTGTTTATGTTCGCCATCGACTCCAAAATAAACTTGATTAGAGTTAATTCTATCACTTATTCCAAAGTAACATTGCGATTTTAAATTAGCATAATTTTGTTTAACCCCTTTTACGTCCAATGGACTTGAATTATTAACAAAGCCTTTGCACTTTACAAAATCAACAACACCACCACCAACGCCATCCTCATCTACTATTATATTGCTTAATGGTATTTGGTTTTCAATCCTTAACCTTTCTAATACTTCTTTTACTTCATCTAAACCACTTTTAGCTATTGTAACTATCTTAAACAACCTAAAACCACTCCATACACCAATCACTGTTTTGTCACGACCAAATCGAGCTATATCTGCCACTATGTACTTTTCGCCTTTTTCTACAAATGTATTTGTAAATGAATTTAAAATATTTTCATAAGGTATTAAAATAGTTGGATCGTCTGAATATTCCCAATTTCCAAACAGTAACCTTTGTTTTGAATTTTCGTCTAATGTAAGTAAGTTGTTTCTGTAATGCTCTGATATATTTGGATTATCAGTAAGTAACGATTGAATAAACTTTTTATTGTCGGCTAAAGTTTGTTTTTTAGAAGGTTGATAAAATTCTGAATATGTCCAGTTTTTTGCAGGATTGCAAGTCATTAATATTTTAGGTATTAAATTATTTTGGTCTAAATTATACCTTATTCTTGACTTAACAATGTTTTTTGCTTTTTCGACAATTTGGTTACATTCGTCTATAAAAGCATCGGTTATTTCTAAAGAACCAAGTTCATCAAAGTTTGGATCACTTGGATAAAGAAATAAGTCTTTAAGTAATATTTGGCTACCATTAAAAAAGTAGATAATATTAGATTGTTGATTGTACTTATAATGTGTTCCAGCCTTTAATCCTTGTTCTTTTGCAACAAAAAAGAAAGATTGCAATGTGGTTTCTTTTAATGTCTTTAATGATGCTCTTCCTATTAATCCTTTTGTTTCAGGATATTTCAATCTTTGTTTTATTTGCCAATAACACCCAAGTATTGACTTTCCACCTCCCGCTCCACCGCCAAAAAGTAATTCAATAGTTTGATTATCTTCTAAATAATCTAAGGCAATAGTTTGTTTTTTACTAAGCCTCACTTTCGTAAGTTTTTTGTTCGTTCCAAACTATTGATACTTCGCCAGATATATTAGCATCAGTTTGGACTTTGTCTCCAAATACTTTAGGATAAAATTTAGACATTTTCCATTTTAAAGTTTGAACTAATGTATTATAAGTTGATGCATCAATTGCTTTTTCAAGTAGCATATCCTTATAATCATCCATCTCTTTCTCTAATGCTTCTGCCTTGTCTTGTTGACTATTAACGTACAACGTTCGTAATTCTTCATTATCACGTTTCCAACGCCTAAAAGTTGACCATGCTGGATAGTTTAAATTATCCTCTAATACGTTCATTATATTACCTCCATTTGCTACTTCTTCACAAATATCAAGGCATATTTCATAGTCATATTCTGTTAATCGTGCCATTCTTAGTTTATCAAATATTTAACACACAATTTTATGTAAAATTAATTATTATATTTGTCTTTTCATTTTTATATATTTTAAGGTTAAAAAAAACATACTTGCTATTTTAATTAAGATAGCAAGTTTTTTTATGCAAAAATACAAAGTTTTAGAAGATAAAGTGTCCTACAAAAAGGATTTAAAATATGCCTCCGCTGGCGACATCGTTATTATTATCTGCTGGCATGGTGATGTATGTATCGTCCAAAACGTCAAAGGCAATAGATTCTCCATTCATAGAGATAAACTTTCGCTTTTGTAATTGTAGATATATTTAAGCCACATTTTAAAGCCACGTTTTAAAGGTTTCTTTTCGTTTTGTTTAATCTGCAATATTTTCTGTAATAAATCTTCGTTTATTTTCATTTCATCCAAGGTTGTTTCTCTTTCGAGAAGTTAATAAAAAAGGAATTGATGCAAGCCGCATATTTATGGGTTTGGTTTTCATAAATCTTTATCAATGCACCGTAAGTATAGGCTTTTTGGAAATCCCAAAAGTAGCCAATATCTCCAACCTGTGGATCTTGTGGCTCATTCGGGTTTGTTTCTGATGCATATTTAAAGAACTCTAAATCCCTGTGCTTGTCAATGGTAATATAAGGAAATTTATTTTCTAGTTTTTTATAAATAACAAGACATAAAAATGCATCTTCTGGATTATTATCCCACACCCACATTTCTTTACCAATAAGCTCAATGCCGTACTTTTCTTTAATTTCCTCGCTGATCATTTTTTTATTTATTTTAATTATTTCATCCATGGTTGTTTCTCTTTTGAAAAATTGGTAAACCACAATCCTATGCTACAATAGTAAGCTGGTCTGCCATCATGCACTATATTTTTTAAAACACTACAAAGATAACTTTCCTCATCATCCCAGAAGTAGCCAATGTCTCCCACTTTTGGCTGTTTTGGCTGATTTTGGTTGGTTTCTGATGCGTACTTAAAGAAATCTTTATACCCAACCTTGTCAATGCCCTGATAAGGATAATCACATTTGGGTCTATAATACATGACCAGCGACAAACACGCATCTTTTGGTTCATCATCCCAAACCCACATCTCTTTCATAATTGGCTCAATGCCGTACTTTTCCTTAATTTCTTCTGTTGTCATAATCTTTCAATTTTAACTGTTAATACTCCTTTCTTTAAATTTCCTATTTTCTTAAATGCAGCCTCGGATAAGTCCAAGGTTCTGCCGTACTTTTTAAAATTACCTCTATCATTGACGGTTACTATTACGCTTTTGTTATTTTTTAGATTAGTTACTTTTAATCTATCTCTAAACTTGTAGTGTTTTAAAGCTGCACAAGTTAGCTTGTTCTTGTCGAACACTTCACCGTTGGCTGTTTTCCTGCCATGGAACGGGTCGCTATAAAACGAAACCTTGTGGCTGGAGTTTAAGACTAAAATTACCATTAATATCTTTATCATAAGTAAGTTTTTAAAAGATTTTCAGCCCATATTTCATGGCTCTTATCTT